CCCTGGATCTTGAATTTTGAATCAAAATTAGGCACCACATGGAATGTGGTACTTTATAAAACCACGAGTATCCACGCCAGTTTCTTATGACCGACCAGGGGGTACTTTGTTCAACAAAGACCCCACCGGGTGATAATAAAATGGCCATCGGTAAATCAGGTGCAATTGCCCATATGAAATCTACCACGGACATTCGACCAAAATATAACCATGTCGTGATAAAGTGACCAAGCCATAACATACTAATGGATGAGATGTTAAGGTCCGTGGCCGATAATATATGGTCTTCACTAGGACCTGGATATTCAGAGTCGGTCTATCACCGTGCGTTCGAGGTGGCCCTTCGTGATATGCGCATCCCATACGAGACTGAGCGGATCGTCCCGGTATTCTATATGGGTCAGAACGTAGGGAATGTCCGGGCAGATCTGATCATCGAACGAGATGTAGTATTGGAACTCAAGTCGGTAAGTAAGCTCAATGAGACTTATCGAATTCAGACCCGAAATTACTTGACCCTCCTTGGACTCACGCGTGGGTACCTGATTAATTTCCCTGACAGGGTCGGCAATTTTGAATTAGAATTGATCACCGTCCCAAAAAAGGATCCTGAGACACCACTGGAAATCATCGACTGTTAGATTGTCTTGATGAATTCCCACTGGAGCTCTTCACATATTTTCTTCCAAATTGCATCTTGTATATAGAGTTTCTCTTTTGACTTGAGAAGGGGAAAACACGGGAGATATTCATCCGCACCGAGTAACTCACAAAACTTATAGAGGACGTACGAGTAACTCAAAAAATTCTTCCGGTTACCAGGTTTGTGTTTCTCAAATGGTGCCTGTATCTTGTGAAACATGAGTCGGAGCTTATCCTCGAGGGACTGTGGCATTGTCGGTGGTTGGATGCCACTGAGCATCGTGGCTATATAAGGCGCGTGCTCGTAATACTTATTCTTATCGAGTTTCTTGAGCAGGCCCCTGACCTTTTCGTGTGTAATCTCCGACAGGTCCTTTATCTTTTGCTTCTTAAATTCTACTCTGAGCTGATTCAGAAGTTCTTCGGGTACGTTCGTTGACTCTTTGGCTTGGAACTGGCTAATCCACTCGTTGAAGTGATTCTCACGCTTGTACGAGTAGATTATGTTCTTCTCCATCTCTTGTTCCTCCTTGAATCCCACCTCTTCCCCCTGGACGAATTCGCTATAGCCACATTCCTTACAAATATCTTCACTGAGGACGTCGTCAAAAAACTTGGTATATGTACTGCCACAACTCGAACAGGGCTTCATGTAGTGTTCTTGTCTTGTATGTTCATGGACCCCTTCGACTTCGGCGAGGTATTTTTTATATATGTCATTTCTCCGGACCCCTTGTGTCATTGAGATATCGAGACCTAGAGAATTCCTGGACTTTACTTTTTGACCGTCTCGTTCCGCGTGATATTCCCTTATGATGGGCATACAAGACAACAAATACTCGGCGAGTTCTTCTTCGGTTTTACATTCACGCATTTTAGAATCGTACCTGGCTTCCATTTATTATTATCTGATTTATTCTTCTATCTTAGGAGCCAGAAAGAACTTCAAGTCACCTAAGTTTGCAATTGTATATCTAAATACGATTGGCATATCAGCGTTTATTGAGTCTTGCATGAGTTGGACACTCGAACACATATTAGTAGCCTTTGTGTACAGACTAATGTACTTGAGGCTGAAGACGCCACCCGTGCGGTTACAGGGCGTGACGTCAGGGTACTCGATGACCGTCGTCTGATCAGCAAAGTCTCCTCGGCAACTCAACTCGAGCTTCAGACCCTCGCGCCAAATACTCATGTCGTTTCCGAGGTTGGACATGTCCCGCACGATGCGCTGAAAGTCGACCGACGGGATGGTCGTTACCACATTCATCTGAATGTCCGGAAACTCGAGAATGTCCTCGTTGATGTCGAGCAATTTCAATTTAAAATTGGTCTGTGACTTCTTGACCTGATTCTCTATGACAATCTCCATGACGTCCCGGCCCTCCACGTTTATGGCGAGGGTGTCGGCTGTGGTGACCGACTTGAGGAGCTTATGGACGTTCGCCATGTTGAGTCCCGCAGTGATGGGTGTCGGGCAGTCATACTCTTCAAAGTTCTCGGCTGAGAGGGCCATCTGGACAAGCGTGACGCGTGCAGTATCGAGTGTCAATATGTGAAGACCTGCTGGTGTAAAGTATACGTTCACATCGTTGATGATGTCCTTTAGGACCTCGAAAACCGATTTAATAGCCGATGCCTGTATGGTTTTTAGATGCATCTTGGAATAAATAAGGGTTTACTCTCTATTTAGACTCGCCAAAGCCTCTGAATTGCTCAGCGATATTTTTCGTTCTAAATCAGGTGTAATCTCAGGCTGGAGGATCTGCCCCATTCGCGAAATATCATACAGGTCGTCGCATGCTGAACCATCGAGGTTATAACACACGGCCCCACTACCCTCCCACGATTCAAACGTTGCTGGGACCATCGATTCGAGCCACTTCTTGACGTCGGCCCCGACAAACATCTGACCTTCGTTAGTGACGAGGGTGGGGACCCGAGTGATCATCTTGGACGGGACTCCATTTGTCGTGATGTTGTGAAAGCGGACAATATCAACAAGAGGCGGCTGGGAACGTACATATTGTATTATCTCTTGACACCACTTGCACCGATCAGAGTACACGAGCAGTGCCATTAATCTGGACAAACCTTTTTCAGTCAGGAACTTTTTCGCACCCTCTAGTAATGAAGGACATAGTGATAGTCCTGCTCATCGTCATAATTTTGTTTCTATTTTGGAACGGCCGCCAGGCCTCCACCATGGAGGCTGAGGCACCGACTGTGATGGCTGCGGTCCCTCCTGAGATCACTCAGGCAATCATAGAGGCGTTCCAGAAGAGCCTGGACGACATGGTCCCCATAGAGACTCTGTTCATCAAGCCTCAAGGTGATGGGAACTACTCGAGCCGTTTCATGTTTATGAATACCAAGCGGTTCTACGGTATTCAGTACGACGTTGAAGCGAACGTGTCTGCAAGCGGGGCCGTCACCCTGTCGAAGGTCATGGCTACAGCCCAACCGACCGATTACACCAACGCCTACAAGCCGGACGCGTATAAGCCGTACGCTTCTATCGACGCCAGTCTCGACAAGCAACTGACTGAAGCCATAGCCGCGCAACAGGGCGAGACAGAAAAACAATGATTCTCTTAGATGCAAGCGAGTGAAATTATCGCTATTGAGAAGAAGAGGAAAGATGTCCGAAAGGAAACATACAAGGCCATGTTGGATCAATTTTCACGTAAAATTAAAACTTCATCAGAGCTCGGCTACGATCACGCCATACTGAAGGTCCCTCCTTTCATGGTAGGGTTCCCTAAATATGACCTAGGCAAGGCGGTGGCCTATATGTCACGCCAGCTCACCCGACTGGGCTACATAGTTCAGCTCGTGGGGCCACTTGACATCAAAGTACGATGGAAGTCCACTCTACACATCGAGAAAGAGAAGGAGGTGCACGAGTCGGGAGACTACTTCCCGAGCCTAATAAACTTGCAGAAAACAGCCCAGAAACTGCGTGTAGGAAAAAAACGCTAAATAAGTTCTGGGCACCTACTAATGGATCTTCTCAATGAGTCTGAACGCAGATTCACTAAGAAGTTGTGCGCGGCTATGACTCCGGCTATGATTGAAGCTTTTTGGGAGATTTGGCTCGAGGCCAAGAAGGTTTCTCAGGGCAAAAACACGACCAAGGTGTTCCAGGAGCTTCTACGGGACATCAAGACCTGGAACTCTTCAATTTCACTCAAAAATACAGATGTCATCATGAAGACCGAGCCCCTGTTTCCGAGTCTCTTGGCGGCTGTGTTTATCATTCAGGTTAAGATTCTGAGCTCCATCCGTACGGACCGCAAGACCAAGAAGATATCCATCAAGCTCCCGGCCAATGACGTGTTCGTCCAGCGCTGCTACGAGAACTGCGCCCGTAACCTGTATGACGACCCCGTCATCATAACCGAAAACAACACAGACGAAAAGCGCAAGTCAGACCTGTCTGAACGCTTTTCAAAGGAAATTGCTCTGGTCATCGAGACACTGGTCCCAACTGCTGAGATTCTGAACACGTACCTGCCTCTCCCTGCGGTTGGTGAGGATATCGACCTGATGCACGAGGAAGACGAGGCGGAAGCCCAAGAGGCCGAGGAGGACATTCCGGACATTGTGGACGGTCTACCGAATACACAGGACACCCCAAATATGGAGTTTGGAAAAACACCAGGGGGTGTGGACAATATGGTCACTGTGAATAACAGCCTGACCCCACCGAACATCCCAGAAGAGCCCGGGCCGACCTCACCGGTCCGCGAGGAAAACCTATTTGATGACGCGGCGGATAGCGGCCCGCCGCGCGGCACGCCGACTCGAATTCAAAAACTTGGACAATAATAGATGGAGCAGTACTTCCGCGAACCCATCAGTGCAGCTGTTATCGCCATGGCCGCCGTTGTGGCCTACGTGTATGTAAAGTCCAAAATGAACAATGAAAAGATAAAAAACTCAGAATACTTCAAACCGGGCTTTCTCGTTGCAATTCTTGTGTATTTCATCGTAAGTCAAGGTCAGGGTTCTCACGAGTCGCGTTTAAGTGAACCATATTAAAGATGT